GGTTTACTGTAATCTGGTTTAAAGGGCACTGAAGTATCAAACGACCGAATAGAGGTACACCATTGCCCAGCGAGAAGGTCTTGTTCTTCCTTATAGAAGCCAAGAAAATGGATTGATTTATCAGTTCGAAGCGTTATACGATCAACTACCGCTGTGCGATTTTGAGGCCCTAACATTTTCGGCACCCCTATAACATCAACTTCTAAATCTAAAAGCCCATCAAGGCATTTGACTTGTTCACTTAACGTTTTGCCATGCACTACCCCTTGAATACTGAACTCATCGCGAAGGCCGCGTTCTTCTAGAAATTGGAGGAAGAGGTCAGTAAGTTGCAACGTCTTATAACCAGAAGCATCATCTGGAGCTATGATTTCGTTTGCTTTAATTTGCTGCGCTAGGTCAAGAAGCGTTTGATTATCAACCACATGTCCTTCCCAAAGCCCATTGTCAATCATAGTGGAAAGCTCGGGGTGGTCGACATAGAATTGAAAGTATTTTTTGCTGCTTAACATGTGGGGCGCTATTACCATATGCGTTGGCCAATCTACCATTGACTCGAGGTAGTCGGCAGGTGGAATCGTAAACCAGATAGCGATGTTAATCACCTCTTTTTTTATTTGGACGTTCTTTTGCTGTGATTTCAGCGTGACAATTTTTACATAATAATATACATTTATTTAATTCATCTACTATGTCTTTAATCTGTCTATATAAAAATGGCGCTGATATTGGAAAGTTTTTTGTAGTTGGATCTGAATGGTGAAAATCCAAAGCTTCTGAACATTTATTATAACCACATATTGCACACCCATTTACTTTTAGTGCTTTATTAATTTGTGATTCTTTCTTCCTAACATCTCTTGAATATTGAATACACTTCTCTTGGTTTTGTTTATAATATTCTTGTGTATGATCGTTTGAACATTCCTTACAATAAAAATGTAACCCATCTTTTCGCCCTTTATCTATATAAAATTCACTTTCAGGTTTACATTCATGGCATTTTCCGCAAGTTCTCATATGGCATCGTTCATCTAATAATCCTTCTAACAGTATTAAATAGTTTACTGTGTCAAGTATTTTTTCCTTGTATTTAGTTACATCAGGTAATTTGTTAGGGAGTTTATTCACAATATCCATAATTGAAACGTCATGTTTAGCTTTAAAGGCAAGAAGTGCCTGTTCAGGTTCGCAGTCTAACAATCGACCAGCTGCGTAGAAGTTGCGGAAAACATCCTCCTCAGAGGCATATTCAGCATTCTTCGAACCAGCAACCGTAGCATCAATATGCTTTTTACGGGCTTCGATTATTTTTCGGAACTGTATCATGTTCATGAGAATTTGCCTCCAATGCGGCAATGCGTTCATCCAACTCAAGGATTTTCTTCGCCGAGGCATAAGTGGTGTTTAGCCTTGCGGTATAATCCCATATTTTCTTTTCTCTTTCAGTATCTAATTTTTCTGTCATTATGCACCAATCCTTGTACATCTTTTACAAATAAAATCATCAGGCACTTCTTCCTCTCCTTTAACTTGCTTTACCCACTTTGCATATTTAGGGGAATCGAAGTACTGTTGAACACTCTGTTTGGAAAGGTTACCTATTATTTGTTCATGAGCATAATCACAACAACAACAAGCAACCTCTCCATTCCAGAGCACGTGGAGGTCATACACACGGGGGCATTCGGTGTAATCTAAAGTGGATGGCGGATTCCATCCTTTATATTTAACGTTTCCAGCACGATTATGAAAAATGAGCGGATAGACGGTAACATTTGCAAAGGGTAAATCATTTTCGCGAAACCATTCTGCCCAAAATTTGGCAATGGCATCAACCCGGTTAATGTGGAAAGTGCCGTCAAAGGAAGCCGTCGCAGTGTGTATCCAAATAGGTAAATTGCCACCAGCAACTTCTATGAGGTGTTTAAGGTTTCCCAAAGCCTTCCCCCACTTTAATCCCATTACAGTTTTATATTGGGTGGGGGTAATGCCATGGTGGGAAATCATGACACGTCCATTCCACCCAATTCTTTTATACAAACTAACCAGTCGGTCAATTTGCTTGGGGGTTATAGTGGTAAAGTTTGTTGAAATTTCAATGAAAGGGTTATGAAGAGTTTCAATTGCTTCTTCAACCCTATCAAGTAGCTTGGGATCAAGAAATGGTTCATTGCAAAGATAAGGGCAAAATTTCTCTGAAAAGAGGGGTTTGTGCTCTGCCAAATCTTGGATAATTTTTGTATAGAGTAAATCAGACATTTTCCCAGGATTTTCTTTGAACCAAGATGTTTGATAGGGGCAAAAAATACATTGCCCATTACATTGGCTCGTCGTCTGGATTTGGATTGTCATTCAGTTATCTTCCTTAAAGCACGTAATATTAAACAACCATTGCTCCAAAACATACAAACAGAACGGATACAATCTCTATTCAGAAGGGGGCATTTGTTGTTCATTAGTGAGCTCCTCTTTAGGTATCATTTCTGCAAGTTCATAAGGAACATACATCAATTCGATGGGTTCTTTAAGATGAATTAGTTTAAATATATTTAAATTTGTTTGATACCGCTTGAACAGCCCACCCTTTTCACCGACGAATACGATTGTTTTAAGTTCTTTTGCAGTTGCAGCATGACAGGCCTGAACAAGCGATTTCGACACACCATGCGGCGAGAGAATGATAAGAATGTCATCCTTTTCAGCAAGTGTATAGATTTGCTGATAGTAACCGAAGGGGTAGTTAAAGTGAGCAAGTGTGTATATATTATTAAGTGAAAAAGATTTGAAGCCGTTATAAACTAAAAGGGCGACCAACTCGTCACCAAGTGGCAACATTGAGTCATGCCCAATTACAAATATATGCTTATCACGGTTTTCACAAAGAAAATCTACTACTTCTTTCATCATATTACCACGATGGTGATTTATTTTTGAAGTAAGAATTTACTGCAAATAACGCTCCACCAATTCCTATTGCTGCAAGTCCAATAATACGATCCATATCGGTAACAGCACTTTGTAATTCTTCCATACCATATGTTAGAGCAAAAATTGCTACTATCATAATGATGGAATCAGAACCGGCGGTTTTTACGGCTTTTACATCCATTTTTTATTCCTCCTTTTTCCAAATATCAAATCCAACTGCTCGGTTGGTATTTAAGCAGTTCTGCCTTCAAGATGTGCAAACAATTTTGTTAGACCATGCCACTTAAATTCTTTTCCAGCCACTTCAGCAATCAAGTACTCTTTTCCTTCTAATTCAAGAGCACCTTTAGATTTTTCAACCTTTGCAAGAAACTGGACTTGGCCTTTTGCCTCTTCACGGCGGCATTCCACTTTTTGAAACATTAATCCAGGGGTGGACTTTTCCCAGTCGGGAACCCATGCAAGGTGAGATAATGATCCACTAGCGTAAGATTTTAACTCTTTATAGTGGGTTGTAAACAGTTTACGGCACTTAAGTCGTCGAAGCATAAATATTGGTACTAGATAACGACGATTTCGATTTGCCCACTGCCATTGATCTTTGAGTCGTGCTTGTGGGTCAATTTTTAGGTCCTCATAACGCATTACATATTCACACATTTTTAAAAGCGTATCAAGACCATCTAATGATACACTGGCAAGATTATACTCTGATTCATTATCGTAGAGTTCCTTTACAACTGCAAGCAACCTATTATAAGTAGACACATAATCAATTTCGTTGTTTTCCCCAATTTCAAAGGGGTCAACAATAATAATGTTATCATCATCTTTATAGTATTTCATTTTCAGTGGGCTGCAAGAGCCATCAATATCTATAACGATAACTTTTTTACCAGCTTTAATTTCGTCAGGAAATCTAGAATCAAGACAGACACCAGATTTGCAAACACCGTCTTGTCCATAAAGAACCATCGAAACAGGTGACGATTCTTCTTTAGACCGTTGGCTATTTAGCATTTCTTTGGCATCGGCAGGAGAGAAGGTTTTGGGTTTACTTCTCTCCGCTTCGGCTTGGAGGGTCGCTTTGGACTTTCCCCAGCCATCTGCCATTACTTCACGTCCTCAGCTTTTGATACTACACTATCAGGCGTTTCGTCAGGTGCGATCCTGTCTTTAGGTGGTGCAAAAATACCTTCACAGTTGATAAAGGTTCTTTCTACGCCATCGCGTTCATTTTGAGCTGTTCGGCCGTTTAGATATGCTCGACTCCCAATACCAAAGTTAACTAATGGAATTAGGTGTCCTGGTACCCATCCAGCTATTTCGATGTCTCCAGTTTCATCAGTAAGTGATATTCTCGCGTTACCAGTTGAGGTGTTAGCTCTTGGATCAACGTCAGAAACGTCCCCATACACTATACACCAACGGGCTGCTTCATCTTCATGTTCTTTATGCCAATCAGATAGATCTTCAACAGAAACAACATCATCAGCAAAAAATTGTTTAATGACAGCTTCTGCATCTGGGAACCCTTCAATCTCGGTTTCAACAAACTGAATTCGAGAATATGGATTCAATACTAACCAGCCAGGAACATTTTGCGTTGGAGCGGGATTTGCTCTAAATTTAACTGGAACATTCAAAGGTATATTTAGTTCACCGGCTACTCGTTCGCCAAGAACCATTCTGAATTTCACTGGTTGATCCATGTCATCAGCTTTACTGATACCAACTACATTCTGAATGAGCCTTTTGTCGGGTAACGGATTACCAAAATCTGGGTTTGGTTTCCCTGATTTGAATGCCGCTTTTGTGTCAAGTGCTGCACCATCTTTATTGGTGAGTCCTTGTTTAATAGCCTCTTGTGGATTGGCGTCCCAAACGGTTTTTGCCTTGCGTTTCAATGGTGCTGTTAAATCAAATGGGTCAGCGCATCGAACAACCATACCTTCAAAAAACTTCGCTGGGCTTCGTAATTCCCGTTGCCATTTTGAACGAAGTCGAATAAAAGCACGCTTTTCCTGATCTTCGGGTGGCAAATCGCTACGAAGTTCCTTAACAAGTGCAAGTTCTTCTTTCCAGTTGTCAAGGACTTCTGCCTCTTTTACACCAAGCTTTTCCACGACCTGCTTGGCTAGGTCTCCTACTTTATCGGTTATTTCACTCATTGTGATTACCTTATACTCCTAAATACTTTTTCTCTTTATAAACTTGTTTGTATACGCGTGTTATGGGGTTGAAAGTGCCTGCATTTTGTTCTTATTTTAAGTTCCCAAAATCCAAGAACCTTACCATAAAGGCTACACGCTGGAAATCGAGCACAGTATAAAGTTAGATATTTACAATTTATACATTTATTCATTATATATCAACTCTCCTTTTTGTTGATATGCGAGCTGATATATACATATGCATTATAATAATCTTTCCATTTTTTCATAATAGATTCTTCTTTGGTTAAGCCATTATTAACTAAACCAAATATATATAATCTATTAAAATATTTTCTTCCCTTATGAAGAGTCCAATATTTTTCACCCGTAGCAGGATCTAGGTGCACATATATCCATGTGTATTTCATAACAAATAAGAAACCCCCTACCAGTATATAAAGATTTCGAACCGCGCCACAATATTTAAATGTTTAAGCAGGATTACATGTGCAATGGCCTACAATGTTGAGTTTGTCATCCCCAAAGCAGATGTTTGTAATATATCAGGTCCTGATATAGTTATCCTATATGAAACATATGCAAATAATTTTGTTGTGGCTTACCATCAAATGTTGAGGAAAAACGGTTATGCAATATTCAATTTTGCAAAATGTGATGAAACAACAATAACCTTTTGGAAATGTCCTGAAGTAATCGCCACCACTGCATTAAACTGTTTTATTGAGCTATTGGATAGTTGAAGATAATGGATTTTGAATTTATTGTAGATTCGCGCGAACCTAAAAAATTGCTATTGAAAGCCAAACAAGACTACTCTAATGCCATTATAAAGGAATTACATTCCGCCGATTTTGCATGTAAACAAAACCATAAATTATTATGCGGGCTGGAAAGAAAGCAACTAGAAGATTTTGTTAATTCCATGCGATCAAAAAAGCTGGCGAATGGCAAACGAGACCCACCTCGATTACTTAAACAATTAAATAAATTAGTAATAGATTATCCTATTGTATTTCTAATATTAGAAGGGCAGCTAGATAAGCTCTACGTCAAGTATAACAGATTAGGATTACACTTCAATGAATCAGCATTCTGGGGAATGATAACTAGCATTTCCGTTAGGGATAATGTTCACATCATATGGACACCCCGCATCGGCAAGACCCTGGATGTTGCATATAGAATCTGTCAAAAGATGGCAGAAGGTAAATACCAATTACCCCGTCGGATAAGACCAAAGAATGCGTCCAAACCAAAAGACCTTCTTGAGCTGATTCCTGGGGTTACTCCTGAAGTAGCACAAAACTTATTGAAGGAGTTTAATAATATACAAGGGATTGCGTCTCAAAACGTAAAAAGTTTGAAGGCAATCCAAAGCGTCGGTCCAACAAAAGCAAAAAACATTAAAAGGTATCTGTGTAAAAATGACTTCAACAACCACTCTATATGACACAAGCGAAAAATGGATGGCTGAAAGGAACATAGGATTTTATGATTTATTTCTTCCTTTTTATGTAGCATCAGCATGTTGCCATTCAATTAATTTGGAAAATAAAAAACGCGAATTTTACTTTGAACACGGTCAACCTGCCGACTTAAGGTTACATATGTTTATTTGCGCACCTCCGGGATTTATGAAGTCGTTTATCCTGAAGAGGTGTTTGGACCGAAGGAATTCATTATTTGGCGGTTCCGCTATCCATACATCATTTCTTGGCGAAATGACAACTGCCGGCTTTGTTGGTACCACCCAACAGGTTGATGGTGAAACTGTAGAGATAGAAGGGGCCGCCTATGAATTCCGGGACTATATACTGGGAATAGATGAGTTTAGTGTTATTACTAATATGATGAGCGCTGAACATTCTAAAAATCTCGACAATGCTATGCTCACCGCATTGGACTCTGGCTATATAATTAAACGGTTGGCATCTGGTGAAATTAGATATGAAACACACCTTACGCTGCACACTGGCAGTTTAACACCATGGAGCCCAGTTATATTAAAATATCCAAACGGGTTAATTGATATAGTACCTATATGTGATGTTGCATCGCCATGCCAAACCCTAACACGCAATGGTTGGAAAAAGGTAAAAAACGTTTTTTCGCACCCTTTCAACGGGGATATAAAAGGTATTAACACTCATGGTTCCTATATTGAAGTAACGCCAAACCATTCAGTATTTGATAATAGACAAATTCGCATGGATGCATCTAAAATACAAGTTGGTTCTACATTAGAAACTCAACAATTAACAGATTTAGGGCACCCAGAAAGGTTTACTGTTGATGAAGATTTAGCTTATATGTTAGGATATTATTGTGCCGAAGGTTGGCGGCATCAAAATTGGCATGGTAATCCAGGTAAATCGTTTCACTTGACAGGAAAATTAGAAGATTTGGAATATATCAAAAGCATGGCACCTTATATGTTTTGTGATATACATTGGTACAATGCTGCTGGTGATGTAGCAATACACACAAAATATTGGGAATTATTTAAAAATTGCCATTCAGCATCCAACTATAAGAAAGTTCCCATTGAAATATTAAACAGTGCCCCTAAAATACAAAAAAGGTTTCTAGATGGGTTTTTGCAGGGTGATGGCAGTAGATTTTCAATGAAACCTAAAGAAACAACTCGATTTGAACAGACAACTAAAAGGATGGCACTAACAGCTGGGTTGTGTTATCTAAGCCAAGCTAATCCTTATGTTAGAATAACAGACAAATTATGCACAGAAATAGGGTTATCAAAAAGAAATATTAAACCAATTGATATTGTTAAACGGATTAAACAAATACCTTATAAGGGGTTGGTATATGATTTGTGCACCGAAGATAGAACATTTGCAACAGGTGTTGGCCATTGGACAATTGTACACAACAGTCAACCGGCCAGGTTCAATTTAACATCGGGTTTGGGAAGAAGATTTTGCATGATTTATTTTGTTCCAACACGTGAACAGCAACGCCAGATGGTGCAATTTCGCCGAGCGGGGAAAGGGGTATCTGGTAGTGATAAAACAACAGCTGCTGTGGAGCATTTAACAGATAGGCTACTTGAGGATATTAAATATATTAAAGAACTACATTTTGACCAGTCGCTTTATACGTTGCTTGACAAGATGCAAGTACCCCACTATGAAGAACCCCTTTATGAGAAGATTGCTTTAGGATTAAATTTGGCTACTAAACCTATTGGTAAAATATTTTCTGTTGGAACCACCCCGCTGATTGAAAGAGTATGGGCGTTAGAATATGAGTGGAGACAGAAAATAAAAAGTGGCGCACAAGATGCCCAAGTTATGCAATTTATTATTGAAAACCCCGGTATTGAAGAGGGTCAATTAAAACTGCTTTTGTTGAATTTTGGAATGAGCTATCAGGAAACGTTTGTTGCATTAGATTCATTAATAAAGCAAAGAAGAGTGTCGGTGTTTCAGGAGAAGAGACCTTCTGATCCGCGAAAAGCAAGGAAGAGATTTATATGGCCACTGCATTAGAGGGTGATATCCCATTAGGTTTTTGGGTTGTATTTGTAATTGTTGTTATACTTTTAGGAGGGCTTATTAAAGCATTAGGTGGTTAAATGGAATCCACATATACAATACCAGAATATCAGCCTAGTTGTTGTGGGGAGAACTCAGAATTGAAGGGGTTTATTAATGATGGATACCCACCCAGTGGAGCTTGGTATTGCAAAAAATGTAACACAAGTCAATATGTTAGAGGCCCCGTGAAAATGAAAGAGGTTGATTAAAGGGACAAAAAAGTATATTGTAAAGACTGCATATGGTGCGGTGAATCTATAGCATACTATCCAGGCCCCCCACATAATATGGATATAACTGCCCCAAATAGATGGTGTAGATGCCCTGAGGTAAATACAAGAGTTGAGAAGGACACTTTTTATGAACATGTTGTTTATGATGAGTCCCCTCAATGCAACATATTAAATAAACGCAATAAATGCAAATTTTTCGAAAGTCAAGATTAACCAAACATATGCCGCGCATCAGCATTGAATTTATTTGTAGCCACCTTAGGTCCAATGTATTTTAACATATCATTAAGTTGCTCGTGGGGAAGCTCCATCATTAAACGCATAATAACCGACCGATAGATGTCAAACTGAACATCTGGTATATTATCAATTTTTTTGACATGGTTCAAAAAATCATCGGCAACTTTTTTGGTAATTATACCCACGCGGATGGAATATCGTAATCTATTAAAAACATCCAATAGCTGCTTATCAGCAAGACATTCGGTAGAGTCTTCTTCAGCAAGTAAAACTGTTTCCACACGATCATAAACATAACCACGCGTTGGTTCATCTAACCCCCTTAAAAGGGTTTGTACGCCATTTTGTAAAATAGCAACCGCATCACAATCTCTACTTACGGTGGCGGCGAGCTCTTTAATTGCGTTGCAATGTGTTAAAAGGTTATCCCGGATAGAACGCGTTAGACGTTTCTTAATAAAGTTAGCCATAGTTTCAACAAGTTATTGCAATCGTTCTATTAATAATGTTTGGAACGGGGTGAAGAGGATTCGAACCTCCGCAATGCAAGCATCCATCAGTTTTCAAGACTGCGCCAATAGACCACTCTGACACCACCCCAAGCGCCCGCGAGAAGATTCGAACTTCTGCCATCCCGAAGGATAGACCAGGTTAGCAGCCTGGCACTTTCAACCGCTCAGCCACGCGAGCATTATTTATTTTTTTAACCCATTTTTGTTTCTGTTGGTTAAACCGTCTAGCATTATATTTTTTTCCACTATGTCGTTGCATTTATATTTCCTAAGACGCAACTTCCCGTTGCTCATCTTAGCGGCGATTATATGATTTCATGAGCGTGAGAGGAAGGATTTGAACCTTCACTTGCCGTGTTAACAGCACGGTGCACTAGCCAGGTTATGCTACACTCACTTGATGCTAGTAAGAGGATTCGAACCTCTGAACCCCTACGGGAATGAGTTCTAAGCCCATCGCGTTTGTCCACTTCGCTATACCAGCATATGTCAGCGGCCGGATTCGAACCGGCGAACCCCTGCGGGACCAAATGTCTCAGTTAAGTGAACTTTTGAGTATCGCCCTTAATCGCTTAAGTCTGGCGCGTTAGTCCACTTCGCTACGCTGACTGTTATATTATACCCTTCTTTATAAGGTCTTTCTTATACCACACAATTAATGGTTTTTTAAATTGTTCCCATTTTATAAAGTCCAATTTTGTTTCATATCCCTTAACTTCAAGATATGTATCCCAATCTCTAATATAGAAATCGGGAATATATACTGAGGTGCGATCAGTTATAGTGTTTATATAGGGGAATCTTTTTGTGTTGCGACTCCATTTCACATTTAAACTGTCTAAATGTTTAGCAACCGCTAATTCCCACGTTCCATCAACAACAATATCACCGGCTATTGGACTTATATATTTATATTTCTTGGCTCTACCACACACTTGTGCAACAACACCATTTTTATAATGTTCTTTCATTTTATTACTTAGCTTTTGTTTTGTTGCAACAGTATGATGCCATCCACCAAATGATGAATAATCTACATGTTTATAAGCACCTCTTTTATGTGCTAACTTAACACCATTTGAGATTTTTGCGATTCTTTGTTTATTATTACAGCCACATATTTTTGCAAGTGCTTTTACATATTCATCACGTTTAGGGTTACATTTACACCACCTAATATGGTTCGCTTTATTTACATTTGACACGCCTTTTAGTGATTTACTACACCATTTACACGTCATTACTTTTGGTCGTTGTGTGTATGGTGCTACCCCAACACAAACATCTACATGTTTATTGTAATTGCAATTACTTATCATGCAGCCACATTTATCGCATCGGGTACGTTTCATACATATCCATATAGACTAACCACTATTTAACTTTAAGGACGCAGCGGGACTTGAACCCACACAAGCTCCGTTAGAAGCGGAGTATTCTTCCGTTTAAATTACACGCCCATTAGTGCACCCGACGTGAGTCGAACACGCATTTTCTCCTTGGAAGGGAGCGCAATTGCCATTATTGTACGGGTGCATTATTTAATTCCCAATGAATTTCACGGTGACAATTTGAACATACCAATATGCACTTTTCAAGCTCTATAACAATTTTTTGCCACGCAACTTGAAATTTACCAATGTTAATTTCTTTTTCTTCACTTTCAATATGATGAAATTCCAATGCAGCAACACATTTGTTATATCCACATTTTTGGCAACATCCACCTTTCAATTCAATAGCACGAATTTTATATTTGCGACGTCGTTCTTTATTACGGGTTGTGCTTTTAACTATGTTTTTTTCACGGTCACGCAAATAAAACTTTCTTGCATTTTTCTTGTTGTATTTATCTTGATACTTTTTTCTGTCAAACATATGTATTTATGTCCATTACAAGGTTTATAACCTTTCTGGAAAGTTGGAATACATAGTGGGCGAGCCCGGATTTGAACCGAGGTTTCCAGATTCCAGGTCTGGGGGGATGAGCCAAACTACCCTACAAGCCCATACAGTCCCATCCAGATTCGAACTGGAGCTACCGGATTCAAAGTCCGGTGAACTGCCGTTATTCTATGGGACTAGAGAGCCACCGAAGGGATTCGAACCCCCAATCGGGACCTTACAGGGATCCTGCCTTATCCAATTTGGCCACGGTGGCATAGTGGGAACAGTAAGACTCGAACTCACGACTTCTCGTTTTGGAGACGAGCGCTCTACCAACTGAGCTATGCTCCCATTCTTATTTTTCTTCCCCCACCTTCTTTGGGGAGGTGTACATCGTCAAGTGTTTCTATTTTGATTGCCATGCATGCTTTATACATACGGGCGTGACAGGACTCGAACCCGCAATCAACTCCTTCGAAGGGAGAAGCATTTCCAATTGTGCTACACGCCCAATCCGAAGCTGGGGGCCTATAGAGAACCCTATTAACATAGACGTCTCTATGCAACGGACCACTTCGGAATCTGCACTGAGAGATTCGAACTCCCGCCAGATGGTCTACAGCCACCTATGCTACCATTACACCAAGCGCAGTTATGCTACCGACCGGGTTCGAACCGGTGATCTTTGCCTTATCAGAGCAATGCCCTAACCAACTAGGCCACGGTAGCGATAGGACCTGAGGAATTCGAATCCCCGATATCCCGGTTATGAGCCCGGCGCATTAACCTAACTATGCTAAGGTCCTGTTAGTGGAACTAGAGGGATTTGAACCCTCGGCCTCTCACTTGCAAGGCGAGCGCTCTTCCAGACTGAGCTACAGCCCCATAGAGAATCTGGAGGGATTCGAACCCCCGATTGGCAGGTTAAAAGCCTGCTGCCTTAGGCCTAACTAGGCTACAGATTCATGACGAACCCAACGAGATTCGAACTCGCGACACATTGGTATCTCCAAGGTGGTTCTCTAACTTTCGGACCATTTGTTGAACAGTTGAGGTACTACCTTGTAAGAGCCAATTGCTCTGGCCTAACTGAGCTATGGGTTCTAGAGCTACTGGAAGGATTTGAACCTCCATCTGTTTCGCTTTGCAGGCGAATGCGTAACCATTCCGCTACAGTAGCATTATTCGAGCGTTTTCAATCCGTCAATAAGCTCTTCTAGGGAAGTGAACACCAAGATTTCGTCAAGGCCATTTCTCACTGCTCCACTCTCATCGGAGTATAGCACTATATGTACTAGGGGTATACCCATCTTTTGTTCATATTCTTGCAGCAATTGTACTACTTCTTTCATTTCCATATAGGTGGAGAAGGATTCGAACCCTCAACCGTCACATTGTAAACGTAATGCACTACCAGGTTGTGCTACCCACCTATTATCTAAAGCGTCTAATAGCTTGTTTTAAAGCTTTAACATCAGCAGGGCGAACTACTGTAAATTTTTGCCCACCTATTTTAAATTCTTCTGTATGCCCAACTAATACATCTGCCGCATCAAATAGGTCTTCTTCTTTTGTATTTGACATAGTGGACTCTGCCAGACTCGAACTGACGACAAGTGACCTTCAATCACCCACTTTCCCAACTAAGCTAAGAGTCCTTTTTTTGTATTCTAGTTCGCTGTGGCAATTTGCACATAACAGTGTGCAATCTTCAAGCTCTTTTTTTAGTGTTGTCCAGCTTAAAAGATATAGCCGCGATATGCGTCTTCCTTTTAATGCTTTGGTGTTATGATGAAACTCTAATACATCAAGATATTTATCATAGCCACATCGTGAACATCTATTGTTAAACAGCTGTTTTGCTTTTACTTTGTTTTCATCATGGATTCTTTTGTTACGTTCATACAATTTGAACCTATATGGGCAAATCATAGGGCAGACGGCGAGATTCGAACTCACCCCTACAAGGTCACAGCCTGCAATGCTAACCGCTACACCACGCCCGCCATTAAAGTGAGGCCAGGAAGGGAATCACACCCTTCTTAACGAACTACTCACCGAGAGGCATCGCCAAACTGTCCTCTCAGCTTTCAAACGTTCTTTTGGACTGGCCATAGGCGTCCCCTACGGAGTCGAACCGTTCCACCAGGCCCAAGGCCGAGTATGCTACCGTTACACTAAAGCGACGCATGTTCCCGCCGAGATTTGAACTCGGGTTGAGAGGTTGAAAGCCTCCCGTGATTGACCGCTACACTACGGGAACAGTCGCCCTTTTTAGGCGCTTAGTTTCTTTTTCAATCGTCCTGCCGCAATCATTCTACCTAACTTTTTGTTGTAGTAGTCACGTACAGAACATTCAGCGTAAGCTTCAATTACAGATTCATCTTCCAATTCGATGAACGCAACCGTTTGCCCTTTGATTATTACTTTTCCTTTGGCGTTCTTTCTTTCATATTCACGTTCATGTCGATACCACACTGAGTATTCTTTTCCTGCATATTCTGCTTTTTGGATTGTTTTTTCCATGGGTTTTTCACCACGCTCTCATTGGGAATCGAACCCAAGGCCTGTGATAGACAGTCACAGATGTTTCCACTACACCACAAGAGCAATTATAGTCATCCCCAGAAAGAGAGTGACCCAAAACAAGAGATGACTACAACGCGATTACTCTTTGCAACCAATTGGCTGCGTGGCGGTTTCGCTATGCCAATCACCAAAGGATTGCCATGCGGGATATCCGCCGACTGTATTGAGTATATTGCGTTTAGTCAACATATTATCTAATATTAGTATAAACTACTACTTTATAAAATTTTTGGGCTAAACGTATATCCGAAATTCACCCTTTTCTTTTTTAACTTCAAACTCTACCCTATCACCACACGTTGGGCAGTTTAAACTTATTTTACACGGCACAACATCATCCTCCTATTAAACGGTATCACGTTCTTCGCGACCTCTAGCTAAATCCTCTTTAGTATCCCATCGACGTGTAAACGATTCACATATCCACCCATCCCCTCCAAAATGAATGTTGGGTTTGCGATGTGAGCATTTACCTTTAGCATTAGTTCGTTTATGTTCCTGTGTACCGTATATACAGTGACAACAGGTTTGTTCCCAATTTATTTGTGGCATTAATGTTCACCTGTGAAAATCTTCACATTTGCAGACACGTATCATTGTTATTACGCCATCTTGATCAAAGTAATGTATTTCCTTCATATTATCCCTCTATGCTTTGCATGTTCCATCCTCACAAAGCCAAGGGCATTGAACATTAATACCTATTGGTCTCAATGGACAGCTATCACATTTCAACATTTTGTTTTACCCCTTCAGTTTAGTTTAAAACTCTTACAAGAAACAATCATTGAACCCGAACCATGTGTAGCGGATATTGAAATAACATCTGGATTTTCAACGATACAATTATCGTCTATTAAATTTGCACAATTTCCTTTTCTACATTTATAGTATAAAGCATCCATTTTTTTCATGGGGTATATTAATCCTTTAGCTTTATACGGCCCAGGGTCATTAGGATTCATTTCTGATTTTTTATTCTCTTTCATTTTGATTTCCGAATATATGTTTTTGGTCTAAAATGCAT